AGCAAAGGTTAGACCTGATATAGGTGTTATCCGTTCCAGTAATTGTCCTTTCTATCTTATCGAGGCAGGATTCATTGATAATGATGGAGATATGTCTAAGTGGAATCCAGATGCGATTACCTCAGCAGTTATCTATGCTTACTTTGGTCAGGAGTCAAGTTCTAGTTCAGTCCCTGCTCAGGGTGCTGCTAAGGGATACCGTGTAGTTATCGGTGACTTTGATGATGTTATTTGGTTTGGTAAAGCTTACGAACTCATGAAAGGCAAGTATGGAAGTAACTATTCGAACTGGTTTAGTGTTAACTGGTCAGAACGATATAGCAAGTACATCTTCCAAGCTAAGTTCGGTGACTTTAACAAAAGAGAATACGCTCAACAGTTAGTGGATGCTGTCAAGAAAGACTTTGGTTATGGAGCTTGGATTATAGAGGTTTAAACATTCGTAAGTCCCCGTGTGGGCAGTCCAACTAAAAATGAAAGGATAATAAGGTGAAACTAATTAGTCAAACGTGGGAGTCCTCTAGGGGCTTCCACAAGTTTAACGAAAGGAGATGATATCTATGGCAGATGTCCTAGAATACGTAGACTACAACGTCACACTTGATATCATTAAAGAATATAAACCTAAAGAGAATATTGTCTTCATTCAGAATGATAAGGATTCTGCTAAGTTACTTTTTACCTTTACAAAGAATAATAAACCATTAGACATGTCAAGTGTTACTGGTGTGACAATGGCTTTTAGGAAACCTGACCAGACCCTAGTTTGGCAAGGTGGAGCTACTGAGGTAGACAAGGCTAATGGAGTGTACATGGTAGTTCTCCGTTCTCAAGTGTTAGCCTCTGTAGGTAAAGTATTTGGACACGCTAGTTTCACCCTAGCAGGTAAAACGATTGAAACTCGTAAGATGTTCTTCCAAGTAGAAGAGTCATTTATGAGTGACAGTGCTATCGAGTCAAACAATGATTTCCCTCTCATAACTGAGGCTATCGAGGCAACTAATGAGAACGCTGCTAACATTAAAGCTTTGTTCAATGATGTATCTGCTGTTAACATTGAAAACTTTGGAGCTAAAGACGATGGAACTGATACGAGTGCTTCTATTGAGGCGGCTATCAGTTATGCTGTTGTCAATAAAATTCCTATTGTGAAGTGCAAAGGTGGCACAACTTATAAGATTGAAAAGGTTATCGACCTACCAGACAACATAACCTTTGATGGTGGTAACTCTCTATTCCTATTCGAAAACACCTCAGGGACAACAATAAACCCACAAGGAGCAATCCGCCAGTCTTGGAGAGGTGTATTTAATGCTTGGGGAAGAGAATTACCAGAGACGACTGTTGACTTGTTAGGTTATGACAATACAACTGACTCTACTGAGTTCGTTGAGTTACGTGTCTCGAATAGTAATAACTTCACAGGTAGATGGAAAGTATCTAATGCGAGCTCCTTTAACAGGGGTGACTTTGTGAAGATTAATGTTCCTTTCCGTGGTATGACTTTTGATGAGTACTATCCAGTCACTGAAATAATGGCTAAAGTTATAGAAGTTGACAAGGTGAGCAATTACATCTACACAGATTACTACACTCCTTTTGATTACAAGACTTATTCTTGGCGAGCTGGAATAGACGTACTCGTGAAGGTGGAGCCTAGGAAGAACGTCAGCATTAACAATGTTAGAATTAAAGACGTAAGCCCTGATAAGAATAGACCGCCTGTAAATACTGCTATCTCAGATGGACTAAATAGACACCTCTTCCCATGCGGTATTGGTATCGCTTATGGGTATAACATCAACATAGAGAATGTACAGTTTGAGAATCTTAAGTTTAGTGGAGTAACAAGCTATTATGGACACAGCAACCGCATAGATGGACTCGTGGTAGATACTCCTGCCTTTGTAGGACCCGGTGAGGGATACGGTACACAGAATATGAATATAATGAACTATGTAATTGAAAAAGTTAGAGGATATGGCGCACCACGCCACTTAGTAGATGTTTCTAGTGGAGCTTTCGTTCATATTAATGATTGCATCTCCTCCACAGTAACTAATAGTGCATTCGATTTACACGGCGAGGGAGAACACGATATAACCTATGAGAACTGTGTAGGCTCGTTCTCGTTTGGTAATGGACTCAAAAACTTTAACGATATAGGTCACAACATTACCCTTAAGAAGTGTAAAGGTAGGCTGCTCTCTACAGGTTATACGACTAACTTAAATATATACGATTCAGATATATCTTTTGTGAATAGTGGAATTAGTCAAGCTACTGACATAAACGGTACAGTTAAGTCGCCAACCAACTCACCTCAGGTTCGTATCTTTAACTCTACAGTAACCCTGAGAAGTAATAATAAGTTTGAAAAGGTTCCCCGAGGTAGGACAGACTCTTCGTGGTTCGTATTAGACAACTGTGAAGTGAAAGCTATCTTTGACAGTCAATTCCGTGGAGGGTTTAGTATTGTGGGATATGACAATGTTAGTATCTCCAATTGTAAAACTCGTGAGATGTCAAAAGGATACATGATTATCTCTATAGAGGGTTCTAAGAAGGTAGACGTTCAAGGTAACCAATTAAAGGACACATTAGTGTTTGCAGTTAACAAGAGTGTTCCCTTTATTGATTATAGATTCAAGAGTAACCTGTATGAGTTCACTGAGGAGTTTTCAGCTACATTATTAAACACATATGATATCATAATTAGAACTGATGTGTTAGATAATGTTAAAGGCTCCTTACGAGTTGAAGACAATACAGTTAACGTTAGCAGGACAACTGGACGAGTACAAAACTTCTTGTACGCTGATGCAGGGAAAAATACTGGGTCAGAATTACATCTAATCGTGAAAGAGAACATCTTATACGCTGACAACGCAGGGTTACTTCGTGCTAACGTCAATACAGGAAACACTGGTATCAAATTAACTACCCTGAATAACCACTTCTATTCTAATGTAGTTAAGAAACCCTTTGCAGGTAGTTACGATTTAGGGTTACGATATTTTGAGAATGCAGCTTACTAGTTTAATATGAGGAGGTAATACTATGGAGAAGAAAAAAGCTATTAAGTTAGCATACTTGTTAGTACCTATTGCAGGAGTTCTATTAGGTGGAGCGGTAGCACCTGAGCAGGTTGAATCTATTATGAAAATCTTAACAGACATCATCACAGTATTTGCTCAATAATAACTAAGGAGGGTTACTCGAAAGGGTAACTCTTTTTTTTTTGTTTAAAAAAGTTTTAAAAACCAGAAGGGTTTCGCCTACTCAGTGTCGAATATGTATAGTATTTACTTATTAGTTATTCCTAATTAGTTTAAACACATAAGAAAAGAAAAACAAATACTTATGAGATAGGACTAATTAGTTTATACTATATAGTATCCTATCTCGTTAACGAGTAAGTTATCCTATATAGGTTTACCTAATAAGTACCTACCTCAGTAGTTCTTTTGTTTCTTTTTCTACTGAGATGGAAACTAATTAGGAAACCCTTATTAGTAATATACTACACAGAAAATAGCTTGTCAAGTTAAATCTTTGTTACAAATTAAATAGTTGACTACATAGTAATACTGTGCTAGGATATAACTATAGAGAAATACTGAGGAGGAAAACTGATGAGGAAGAAATACGTAGATGAGAAAAACCCTATAGTTGACTTAACAGTTTATGACGAGAAAGACTATGATAGAAAATGGTTAGCATTTGATACCTATAATATGGGAGAAGAAAGTGTTTACCTGAACAGAAAACAAGTAAGGGAACTAATAAAACAATGTGAGGAATTCTTGAGAAATACTGAGGAGGAAAATTAATATGTTACCTACTGGATGGTTATTGTATGTTCCAGTTATTGTGTTTTCATTTTTATGGATTATGGTTTGTTTCGGGATTGGCAATATGATTTTTGAGATAACTAACAAGGAGAATAAATAATATGGAAAAGCGTAAAGTACTCAACCAAGGTTTCACTAAACGAGTATCACCTACAGAGATTAAAGCTATAATGAAATCTAAAGAGTTGCAAGCTAAGTTAGATGCTAAGAGAGAAGAACTAGACAGGGAAATACATTGCCGTCTCGTGGATATCATTAATGAAGAGTTCGATACTCAAATAGGTTATGACGACATCAGCTTATTAATGGATACTCGCAGAGAACTGTATGAGCAGGGAGTTGAGTTCCAAATCAATGAGGGATGGCAAGGTGATACCTATGTAGTACAGATAGCTGTTACTCAGGTGGCTACTACTATGGAGGTGAACTTTGATGAGTGAATGGAAAGAAACTACATTAGACAAACTCATTAGGGAAGCTACTATAAAGGCTGTAGCTGCACAGGATAAAGCTGATATGGAGCAACTAAAAAGAATTGCTAAAAAGGTATTGACGGGAAAGTAATACTGTAGTAAGATTAACTTAACAGCCAAAGAGGAGCTGGACAAGTTCCCTCCTCAGGTTGTTCTAAAAAAAAGTAGTTGACAAGTATTAACCTAGTATGATAGACTAAAAGAGTAACAAACTGGCTGACAAAAAACTAATCAGGCAATACGTGCCTAGAAGGAGAAAACTAATATGACAAACCAAAACGAATTACAAAATGCATGGGGAGCTTTCGTAGAAGAACCTAAGGAGAATGTTACTGTAGTAGAGGAAACTGAAAAGGAAGGTTTAGACTACCTAGCAACTCCAGAGGGTGACACACGAGTACGCATTATGGATATTGCCCCATTTGTTTATAAAGAATGGTGGTCTGTACAGGGTAACGGTGGAGAAGGAAACGGGACAAGCATTCCTTACAAAGGTTCTGAAGACCTACTTGAGAAGGACAACAAAGCTCACATGAGTAAAGTCTTTGCAGAAGCAGACAAACGAGGATACAAGAAAGGCTCTAAAGAGCGCACAGACTTCTTACGAGAGAATGGCTACAAGAAATGCCCTTGGGGTAATGGCGGTAAAGTTAAAGAGAAAGCAATTATCCACGTTATTGACCGTGCAGATGGTAAGCTTAAACTGATGGATAAAACTAAAGGGTTCTTTGAATCTCTTCGTGACTTCGCACTAGACCCTGAGTATGGTGACCTACGAAACTACGATATTACTATTAAGCGTACTGGAACAGGGTGGCAAGATACGAAATACGCAATTACTCCAGCTCGTAGTAATACACCTTTAACAGATGCTGAGATTAAGCTGTACAAAGACAAAAAGGCAAACCTAGAAGAGCTTAAAGGTGGAGCTAACGTGTCACCTGAGCAGGCTTACGCAGTTGCTAAAGGAGCATTGTGGACTGACGTGTTTGCTGATGATTGGACTCCACTTTCTCATGAAAAGGATGCTACTAAGGTAGAAACTAAAAAGGATGAAAACTTAGTTGATTTTGATAAGGTTCGTGAGGATATGGGTATTGAGAAAGAACCTGTGAACGTTGAAACTGGACAAGCACTTACAGAGGACGAACTAGCAGGGATTGACTTCAATGCATAATAAAATAGAACAAGCCTACGAGGGAGTTACCAACACGGTAGCTCCTTCAGCTTTAACCCTACACATTGCCTACCTCATGGCTGACGGATGGACTGAGAAGGAAATATACTTAACTATCAAGTTGCACGGGTGGCGGTTTCCTGAAGAGTTGCAGGAACATATGTATAACTGCTTGACAAACTACCGAGGTTTTACTAGAATAAGACTTGTAGAGAATGAACTAAAAGGGGAAATGCTAGATGAGTATAACGGAAAAAATGAAATCCAAAGAGTTAATAAACCGAATTGGTTCGGAAAGGTCATTGATAGGAGTTTGTTTGAATGAACCTAGCAAGGTAATAGAAGCAGTCAACGAGGGTATTAAGCCTGAGATGTTTGCTAGCGAGTCTCACAAGTTCATTTTTATGGCTATGGCTCACCTCATCGACCAAGGAGCTAGACCTGACCCAGTGGGAATCATGAATGTATATACCAGTGAGGAAGCTAAGAAGTCCATGGAAGAAGCTGGTGGGACAGGCTACATTGAGATGCTGACTCTTCAGAACACAGCTACTCCTATCCAGATACTAGCAGGGCATATCAAGCAGGCAGCAGCTCGTAGGGAAGTATATGACCAAGCAGAGCGTACTCGTCAGTTAGCTCTAAAGGATAGTGAGTCCGACCTCAATAGTTTCCTAGGACGAGTAGAGAACGACTACAGAGATATCGCTATCGAGTATCAAGTTGCACAGGGCGTAGTTAAACTGGGTGACAATCTAGGTGACCGTCTCAACGAGAGACTGAAGAACCCTAAAAGCGTTATTGGTCTTAAAACTGGATGGAAACATTTTGACCTAGCGAGTCGGGGCTTAGTAGATGGAGAGCTTACTATAGTAGGAGCTCGCTCAAAGGTTGGTAAGTCTACAGTAATTTTAAACTGGTGCAGGAAGATTGCTTGTGAGGACTTAGTTCCTACACTGTATATTGATACTGAGATGTACGACCATGAACAGGAAGACAAGCTACTTAGTATGATTTCAGGAGTACCACACAGGGAAATCGAATCAGGATACTTTGGTAGAGATACCTACTATGGTACTGCTAAGGAGAAGATAACTAAGATACAGACAGCTATGCCAGTTATCAAGAATGCTCCTTTCTATCATATCTATATGCCAAACTTTACATTAGAAAAGATTTCAGCACTAGTTAGGAAGTACCAAATTGAGAAGGGAATCCAGTTAGTATGTTTTGACTACATTAAGATTCCTAGCTCAGGTAGTGCTGGTGGAGATAAAGAATATCAAGCGTTGGGGCAACTAACAAGTGGGCTTAAAGATTTAGCTGGACAGTTGCAACTACCTATTATCTCAGCAGTACAGCTTAACAGAAGTGCTGTAGGGAACGATAAAATGGATGAGGCTAGTGTAGGCGGTAGCGACCGTATTCTCCAGATTGCTAACAGGTTGTGCCTACTCAGGGAAGCAACTGAGGAAGAACAAGCCTTAACAGGTGGAACTCATATGTTTTGTATTTCGAGACAGAGGATGGGAAGTAAACTAGGGTGGACACCTTGCTGGAGTAATGGACTTGATTGGAAATTAGAGATGATGGAGGAGAGAAATTAATATGGATAAAGAAACTTTATGGGTTGACTTTAAGAAGCAAGCTCTAGATAAGAATACAACTGTGTGGTATGAGACTTTGGTGTTCCATATATCAATATTATTAAAGTACTTCCCTGAGAATGAAGTATACGCTCAACTGGATTATGCAGGATACTCACCAGATACATTACATTACGCAATAAGAGAAGCTAGGGAGGTAAACTGATGAAGATAACTATCGTAGTATTGTCATTTATTTTGTATAACACAATAGGTATTATTTGTGGGGAAAGTATCGATTTATATAGTTACTTTATGGGTGCAGGATTATTATACGGAATCGGATGGATGAGAGGGGACAGCAAAGAATGAGCATAGTAAAAACCTTAGTAGATAAAATGGACGTGAGAGCGGTACTCGAGGAGTTAAACTTTCAGCACATTAAACCTAGTGGTAGCCAACTCAGGGCTTGTTGCGCTCTGCACGGTGGAGACAATCCTACCTCGTTTACAATCAATAAACGTACAGGGTATTTTTTCTGCCATACAAACTGCGGAGGTGGAGATATCTATGACTGCATTATGGGTGTCCTAGAGTGTAACTTCGCAGACGCTGTACGATGGTTAGCTGACTTGCAAGGCGTTACTGTTGACTGGGATAACGAAGAGATTGACGAGAACTATTTTAGAGACGAAGCCATGAAGTTTATGGAGAGTATGACTAGCAAGAAAGTACCTAAGATTCTACCAAGCTTTGATACTAGCAAGTACACCTTCTCAGGGGTCAGCGAATACAGAGGATACTCACAAGAAACGATTAACCACTGGGGGTTGCGCTATTGTGAGAACGCTGACTTAGAAGGACGGATAGTTATGCCAATCGAGGATTACGATAAAAGGATTGTAGGCGTAACAGGTCGAGCTACACGAGATGACCACACTAGTAAGTTTCTTCACCGTCCAAGGAATCTCCACACAGGTAGCGTACTCACGGGACTTGGTAGAAACCTAGAGTGGATACAGGAGAAGAGTGAATGCATTGTTATCGAGGGCATCTTTGACTGTGCTAAGTTCTGGGATAGTGGAATCAAGAATGTTGCTTGCCCTATAGGTACATTTTTTACTGACCAGTATATTATGCAGTTAATAAAAGCAGGGGTCACCTCAGTAGTTCTCGCTTTCGACAATGACGGGGCTGGTAGGAATGGCATTAGGAAAGCTATCAAGAAAGCTCTTCCCTTCTTTGATTTATACTGTATCGCATTCGATGAAGGCAAAGACGCTGACGAGACCGAGCCAGATAGACTGCACGAACTCTACAATAATAAACTAACTTGGTACGAATGGGTAGACCTGTATAGTGAAACTCTAGAGGAGGTTAAAAAGAAATGAATAAATTCGATAATGGTAG